ATAATACTGGTATTGGAACAACTATTGATTTGGGTAGCAACTTCCCTGCAAACACAATATCAACAGACAAGTATTTGATAAATATTAAAACTGTCTCAACTGGTGTTTATTTAAAATTAGACAGAATTGGAACAGTATTTTCTTATGAAACAACACTAACATCAGATATACCATCAGTATCAACCGGTTTAAATTTCGGTGCTTACATTGTAGACACAACAGGTGCAAATACAACAACAGGTTTTGATTGGTATGGAAGTTATATAATGACAAATAATTAAAATATAAGATATGCAATATAAAACATCAAAATACGGAAATATAATTAAATGTGATAACGATACTATCACTTTAATTCCGATGGACGAAGGCTCATCATTATATCAAGAGTATGTTCAGTTTTTAACAGCTGGAGGTACTGTTGAACCAAGTAATTTATTTACTGAAGAAGAAGAGTTAGAATTTAACACACCTTCTGAGGTTGCTCTTTGGAAATTAAGATTTGTTCTTTCTCAAATGGGACTAGAAGAATCAATTATCCAAGCTATTAATCAATTACCGGAACCACAGAAAACCGCATCAACTTATATTTGGAATTATGGTAATGATATTGATAGATATTCAGAAACTATTGTATTTATCCAATCTATTTTACAATTAACGACAGAACAGGTTAATTCTATTTTTATAGAGGCGAGTTCATTAAAATTATAAATTAAAAATTATGCCATTAATTAAAGGGAAAAATAAGAACGGTTGTTGGATTAAATGGGGGGAAAGTGGAAAAGAATATTATTACATCTGTAATTCAACAAGAAGTTATGAATATTCTAAAAAGAAAGCTTTAGCTCAGGGAATTGCTATTGGTGATTTAAAATTGGATTCGATAAATGATTACCCCCAATCTATTCAAGATAATGCAACACGAGGTATTGAGTTGAATGAAAAGAATAATAATAAGTGTGTAACAAGAGTTGGTAAGATAAGAGCCCAACAATTATCAAATGGGGAACCAATATCGTTAGATACGATAAAAAGGATGTATTCATACTTATCAAGAGCTGAGGCTTATTATACCGGCGCAGATGAAAATGATTGTGGATATATTAGTTATATGTTATGGGGTGGTCCGGAAGCTTTAATTTGGTCTAAAAATAAGTTGGATGAAATAAATTTAGAAAAAATAGACACAAAATCATTTATGAATATTTTGAAATCTATTATAAAAAAAGGTAATACATAATGAGAGATTATATTATATATTTGTTATTAAGTGCGTTAGTAATTTTATCGCCGGTTAAAATGTTTTTAATTATTATTAGTTTATTTGTATTATTTGATACTATTTTCGCAATATATACCACAATCAAACTAAATGGGTTATCGTCATTTAGGTCAAATAAACTATTTAATATCGTTATTAAAACTTTTTTCTATATGGGAACGATAATGTTGTCGTTTCTAATTGATAAATCCATCTTTGAAGGTGTTATTTTTGGAGTTAATTTATTATTAGTTAAATGTTTAACTCTTTTATTCTGTTATATAGAATTAAAATCAATAGATGAAACATCTATTAAATTTGGTAATAAAAGTATTTGGGTATTAATTAAAGAATTAATTAACAAAGGTAAGGAATTAAAAAAAGAGTTGGGGGAAGTTATAAATGACGATAATAATTCAGAATAAATGGTTTTGTAAATTATTCAAGATTAAAGGTATAACCTTATATCCATTTATAATTGTTAATGATAAGGATAATAAGATATTAATTAATCACGAAAAAATACATATAGTTCAACAATCCGAATTATATGTTATACCTTTTTATTTCCTTTATTTTAAATGGTATTTTGAGAATAGAAAGAATTTTAAAGGGTTTTATTTAATTAAACATTATTGGTCGTACCGTAATATACCTTTTGAAGTAGAAGCGTTCTCTAATCAATCTAATTTAGATTATTTAAGAACAAGAAAACCTAAATCATATAGAAAGTATTTAAAATAAAAAGGTGGGGAACCACCCCCACCTAAATAAACTAAATTTAAAAACCAAATAATAATGGCAATATTATTTGTATAATAATAAATATCTCCAACTTTATAAAAGTTTAAATATTTTACTTTTTTTTTTTCAAATTATTTACATTCACCAATTCTTGGACGGCCGTTACCGGTTACAGACCAAGTTTTTTGTACTCCGGAACAATCATTAATTGTGGTAAAGGTACCTCCATAAATATTCCCCACACCGACAACATAAAAGTGAGAATAATTTGTTTCAACAACTCTATCACAGTCACAATCAGGTGAATCTGTAGAACAACTTGAGATTAATAATGTTAAAGTTAAGATTAGGGGTAAGAATTTTAATTTCATAATTTTATTTTTTTAGATTAATATATCGCAAAGATATAACTTTTTATAATAATACCAAAATATTTAAAGATTAAATATTTCTTTTATTTCGGTAAATTGTTTATCAAACTTAATATGAAGATATAATTGTAAAAATTTTTCATATTTTTCTTTTTCAATTAATACATATTTAGGGTTTTCAAAAGAAATTATTTTATATTTTTTAATACTAAACTCATATTTTGGGTCTAAATCATACATAAGTGTAGCCCCAATTAATGCTTGTTCTAGTGTCTCACATCTGTTAATAGTAAATAATTCTTGGTAACCATTAAATTTTATAAGATATTTATAATAAGTTTTATCGTTGAAATTAAACTCTTCAACAAATTTTTGGTCTTCAATTATTCCCGAATATTTCATAATTCTATATTGTTTAAGATGTTATCTTGATGTATTTTTTTTGGGGTTGGTTTATAATTATAAATATTTGAATTAATATATTCAACTGCTTGTGTATATTCTTCTTCAGTATAAGTTTCTTGTTTTAAGAAATCCGGGAAAAAACTATCATCATATTGGTTTTCTTCAATTTCCGGTACTTTTATATCTTCTTGGATACTTTGTATAGGTTGGGGAATAATCTCTTCTGTAATCTCTTCTTTTTCTGTTGAAGGTAATTCATCATTTAATTTTGTACCAAGTACAATAATTCTTCTATTCCCCCATTTTTTATCCGGATATATTTTTTTACTTGTTGAAGTAATTATAAATTCGTTTTCTTTTAAACTTTTTATTAATCGTCCTATAGTTCTAACATCACCTAACTTTTTATTAAAGTTATTTGAAATTTGTTCGTCAGTATAAAAAAATTCTTGGTTATTCTCAATATGGGAGATTATAAACGATAATAATGTGATTTCATTATTTGTTATTTCGTTGAAGTCATATAAATAATTATATGTTTTAGTAAAAGTTTTCATTTTTATTCTCTTATTTTTTCTTTATCTCTTTTTTTTAACTTGGAAGAGAAGCCGGAGGTAGCTACTCCCCCGGCACCAAGGTAATCAACTGATTACATATATAAATATATCCTAATTTTGAAAAAGTTAAATAATTTTGATTTTTTTTTCGTTGAAGTGGGGATTTATACTATATAGTCAGAATTGTCTATATAATATAGTCAGAATTGTCTATATAATATAGTCAGAATTGTCTATATAATATAGTCAAAAATGACTACTCATAATAATATAATATATTATATAAGTTATTATATTAGATATTATATAAGATTATATTATTTAATTAAGTTATATACTGGGGAAAATTATTTTGAATTCATATTTTTAATAGTAAAAGTTGAAATCCGGGGGAAGTAATCTTAAGGATATTTAACTTTTTTCAATAATCAATATATTTATTAATATGGAAAATTATTTTAAAGAGGTTAGAAGATATAAATTATTATCAGTTGAAGAACAATTATTTCTCTTCAACGAAAAAAAATATGAAGAATTATTCAATTCTAATTTAAGATTAGTAATTTCAATAGCAAAACAATTAGCCCCACATCAACTTGAAGATGCAATACAAGAAGGGAATATTGGTTTAATGAATGCTATTAATAACTTCAACGGTAATGGAAATATTATTTCTTGGTTTAATGCTAATATTAGATGGGAGATAATGGATTTTTTAACAAAGAATAATAATTTAGTTAGATTACCGGCAAATAAGATTAAAGATAAAGTTAGATTATATACACAATCTACTTCAACAGAAATAAAGGATGGTTACACCATTCAAGATTTATTAATAGAAGATAATTATGAATATGATAATTCAAATGAAGTATTTTTAAGTGTTTTAAACCACTTTATTTCAAAACTTAAACCCAAGTATCAAAAAGTATTAAAACTTCGGTATTTTGAAGGAAAAACATATCAGGAGATAGGTAATGAATTAAATTGTAGCAAACAAAATGTAGAACAGATAGATAAAAAATTAATTTTAATGTTAAAAGAAAAATTTTTACAAAAAAAATAACTTTTTTGATAAAGTCAAGTATTTATTAGTATAAACTAATTTAAAAACTAATAATTATGACTTTTGAGCAAAGAGAAAAACAAGAAAGAGAGATAATCCTGAGATGGGTTAATCAGACCCCGGGGGTCTATCTATCATCAACAACTAAAATAGGTTCTTATACACCTTATGACGGAGCAATAATAAGTGGGGATTCTTACCAAAAATTTTTAGTTGAGGTAAAATTAAGAGGTAAATGTAGTGATGATTTTGATTCAACTATATTAGAAGAAAAAAAAGTATTACGATTAAAGGAATACCGAGACCAATTAGTTAAAAAAACGGGGGAGGATATTAAAATAATTCATTTAGCTTATTATCTTGATAAATATATTTTAATATGGGATATAGATGGATATGACACTACAAATGTATTAAATTGTCCGGTAACCTCAACCGGTGAGGATAAAGGTAGAATAGATAAAGTAGTTTATGAGTACTACACAAATAAAGCACAAAAAATAAAATTAAAAAATGAGTAACGAAGTATTAAAGAAAAAATTGGATTATCTAATAGAAAATGAGATTGTATTAGATGACAACTTAAGTGAAGAAGTTATAAACAAATTAAAAGAATTGGAGAAGAAGACTAATGAAAAAGTTTGTAACACACTTTCAAGCAATTGACCAAACAGACAAAAAATTGAAATGGTTTATGTCCGACTGGTACATTTACGCTACGGACTGGGAAAGTGCTGAAATATTTGTAAAGTTGTTTTACCCACAACTTAAAATCGTTGGAGAATTTGTTGCAGAAATAGATTTTAACACGATGAATAGTAGTAACATTAATTTTTATAATTGAAGTATGAAAAAAAGTAACGAAGTATTAAAGAAAAAATTGGATTATCTAATAGAAAATGAGATTGTATTAGATGACAACTTAAGTGAAGAAGTTATAAACAAATTAAAAGAATTGGAGAATGAATAACCGAGAAAGTGTATTAGATTTATTAGATTTCATATTAAGTGTTGATGATGAAAATGTTAATGAGGAATGTATAGCTGATGAATTATCTAAAGAAGAAATTTTACAATATTTAAATATGACGATTTCAAATTATTATGATTGTATTGCATTATGTTTGATTCAAGAAGAATATGAGATAGCTTCCAAATGTCATAAACTTATTGATAATAAGTTAAAAAGTGTGAATAAATATTTTAAGAATAACTATCAAGATATGGAACTTGAATATCTTTTAGATGAAGTGGTCTTAATAAATGAAATAAATAAACTAAAAATTAGTATATATGAATAAGATTATTCTATTTATTACGATATTATTTGTATCGTGTAATCAAAATCCCCCCGTAAAAGACGAAATTAACCCGGTAGATTCAATTATCTCTGTTAGTGAGAATAATATTAAGGAATCCAAGAAAACGATGAATGAAACGGATTCTATTATTTCAAATAAACTTAAACAATTAGATAAAAATGGGGGTAAATAATAAAATGGTTAGTTTGGAAAATGATTATAAATATCTAACCAAGGTATTTGATATGATAGACCACAAAAAAATATATACACTTGAGGATGTGTATTTAGCTGTAAATAATTGGAGTATGTCCCAAATAGATAAACAAACAATAGAAAAATTTTTAACAAAAAAATAATTATGGAAACAAATATGGATATAATGAACTATTACTTAAGTTCAAAATTATGGATAAGTAATCAAAAATTAATTATTGAGATGAATAATCAAAATATAGATAACGCAATTAAGATGATTGATATTTACACAAAGAGTTTAGAACTTTTTTGGGAGACAAAAGAACACGAAGAGAACCAATTAAAAGAATTTCAAGTTGAGTTTGATAAATTTATTAAAGTGAATAATTTAGATGGATAATATAACAACAGAAGAATGGTTAGAAAAACAGGGGGACACGTTCCATATTAGATTATTAATGTTTTATAATCAATATACTGATTCAGAAGAAAAACAAAATCAAAAAGACGACGATATATTATTTTTTGATTTTCCGGATGGTAGATATTCAATTAGATTTTTAGAATTAAAACAAAGAGCTGATTTGGAAACAATCAATTTCACTAATAAAAATAATATTAAGTTTAAATAATGTTAGATATAACATCAAAGAAATATAGACACTGGAGGATTAAATCATTAGTAATCACTAATAATGATGATTATTATGCTGATGAAATCCTCCATTATGTCTTACAACAGATAAATAAAAAATTATCTAAATACCCGGATTTTGAGGTTACCGACAATTATGTTTTTATCTCATTAAAAAACGCTTATTTCAATATGTTAAGAAAAGAAGAAACGTTATTAAAGAATAAAAAAAAATATTTTAATTATCAAACTGAATATTCTGATGGTCTTGATATTAATTATGAGGATTATGAGATAAAAATGGGGGAGGATTCAATAATACAAACTAAATTAGAGTGTATTAATTATGTATATGAAAAGATATTAGACCCATTTGAGCAAAAGATATTCTATTTAAATTTAATAAAAGGATTATCTCAAAGAGAAATATCTAAACAATCCGGATTATCACTACAGGTGGTTAATTATAGAATAAAATTAATAAAAAACAAAATAAAAGATTATTATGGAACAAAAAGGAAATAAAAGAGGTAGAAAACCAAAAAGTGTGGTTCAAGAAACTACAAATACTGTCGGTAAAGTAAAAGGGTGTGAATCTTGTAAAGCTAAAAATAGTTATAAAGATAAAGTAATGTTCCCCCATTTATATAAAGAAGTTAGAGATTTAACCGAGGATGAAGTGTTATTAATGAAAAGGATAAACTCTTCAAAGAAAATTGTTAATGATGATGTGAATGGTTTATTTACATTATATAATGATATCTTCGGAACAAAAGTTGTTAGATGTAACTGTCCGGGATTGATTAAGACCTTTATAGAAAGAATAAACGATAGATATGAATTTTAATTATGGTAACAAGTAATGATTGTTTAAAAAAATATGGTGACCCAACACTTGAAAAAAATATGGTTGTTTGGGACGTACCAACAGAATTGGAAATTGGGGTGATTCCAAAAAAAATATATTGTAATAAAGATATGGTAACTCCATTAACAAACGCATTTAAAAATTTAATTAAAACCGGTTTCGTTAAGGAATTAAAAACTTGGGATGGTTGTTTTAATATTAGAAAAAAAAGAGGATTAACTAGTATGTCTCTTCATAGTTGGGGGATAGCAATTGATGTTAATGCTGCTTGGAATGGATTAAATAAACCTTCTACCTTATCACCTGGATTTGTTAAATGTTTTACAGACGCCGGATTTGAATGGGGGGGAACTTGGAAGAGAATTGATGGTATGCACTTCCAACTTAAAAAAATATAATATGAAAAAGATAAGTTTAATACTAATATCTGTTTTAATGATTAGCTGTGGTTCAAGAAAAGTAAATAATTCTTCAACCACAGTTGGTGTTATAAAAACAGAGGTAACTAAAGATACGATAATAATAAAAAAAGAAACTACAGAAGAAGTGGTGGATACATCAGAAATCTTTGAAATTATTTATGAACCAATAGATAGTTCAAAAAGTTTTTTTATTGATGGTAAGGAATATAAAAATATCAAATATACCAAGAGAAAAATTAAAAAAGGTATAAGTACATCTAAAAGTGATAAAAGTGTCTCAAATCAAGGAAAAATCACTAAATCAGATGAGAAGATAACAATTAAAGATGATAAAAAACAAACTAATAGAGAAAACTATTCATATTATTGGATTATTCTAGTATTAATTGTTTTTATAATAATATATTTAATATATAGAAATTATGAAAGAACTAACAGACCAAGATAAATTATTTATTAATACTTATTTAACGAATGGTTTTAATTCAACTGATGCTTATTTAACTATTAAACCTGGTACAAAGAGGGGTACGGCGGCAACACAAGGTTGTATTTTATTAAAAAAGCCACATATTGCGGAGGGGATTAAAGAAATTCAAGAAAAAACCATAAAAAAATTAGATATAACCAAAGATGAATTGATTGCAGACCTTATTAAAATTAAGGATATGAATATTACAAATGGGGCTAATTCATTTGCTGCGATTAAAGCTATTGAGGTTATTAACAAGATGTTAGGGTTTAATGCTCCCGAGAAACAAGAGGTGGATATGAAAAACACTATCACTTGGAATGAAGTAAAAACATACGCTAAAAAATAATGGTATTAACTGTTAAACAAACAATCACATTAGATATACTTGAGGACAAAATAACTAAAGAGATTTTGTTCGGTGGAGGTGCCGGGTCTGCAAAATCGTTTTTAGGTTGTTATTGGATATTAAAAATGTGTATTAAATATCCCGGAACAAGATGGTTAATTGGAAGAAGTAGATTAAAGGCGTTAAAAGAAACTACTTTAAATACTTTTTTTGAGGTTTGTAAAATTCAAGGGTTTTTATCGGACACCCATTATAATTATAATGCACAATCAAACACAATTAGATTCTTTAATGGTAGTGAAATATTATTAAAGGATTTATTCCATTATCCGGCCGACCCCCAATATGATAGTTTAGGTTCCTTGGAAATTACCGGTGCGTTTATAGATGAGGTTAATCAGATATCAGAATTGGGGTGGAATATAGTTAAATCTCGTATAAGATATAAATTGGATGAATATAATTTAATTCCAAAGATATTGGGGACCTGTAACCCTTCTAAAAATTGGGTGTATATTAATTTTTATAAACCTCAAAAGGAAAATAAATTAGAAGATACTAAAATTTTCATTCAAGCATTAGTGACCGATAACCCTTTTATTTCAAAACACTATATTGATAATCTCCAATCATTACCTAAAGCTCAAAAAGAAAGATTGTTATATGGGAATTGGGAGGTTGATGATGATGCGAATAGATTGGTTGATTATGATAATATTTTAAATTTATTTACCAATACTTTTGTGAGAGATGAAAGTGAATCTAAATATATAACTTGTGATGTTGCAAGGTTAGGTTCGGATAAAGCGGTAATTGCTGTGTGGAGGGGAAATGAGGTTATTGAGTTATATGAATACGCTAAAAGTAAAATTAATGAACTACAGAGTGTTATAACCGGATTACGTACAAAACACAATATCCCCCTCTCAAGTATAATCGGTGACGGTGACGGTGTTGGGGGTGGATTAATTGATAATTTAAAGATTAAAGAATTTACTAATAATGCTAAACCTTTGAATGATGAGAATTATCAGAATTTAAAAACTCAGTGTTATTATAAATTAGCTGAGAAAATACAAAATAATGAATTATATATTTCAGCTGATATATCATCACTACAAAAAAAAGAAATTATTGAGGAATTAGAACAATTAAAAAGTTCAGATAACGATAGTGATGGAAAATTAAAGATAGTGTCTAAAAGTGAGATAAAACAATTAATTGGAAGGTCTCCGGATTATAGTGATACACTAATGATGAGAATGTATTTCTCATTAACCCCTAAAATAAAAAAATACAGAATACGATAATGAAAGAAAAAAGAATATTACCAACAACAATTCAAGAAATAACTGTCAAAGATTATATGATGTTTAGAAATTTAGTAAAATTATATGGTGAGGATGACGGTAAATTACAATTAGAGATTATTAAATATTTCACCGGGGGATTAGATTTACCGGTAACCGTAGGTACGGCATTTGTTGAAAATTTATTAGCTCAGATGTTTAAAGACCCATTATTTATTCAAACTTTTGAATATGATGGAATATTATATGGTTTTATCCCCAATTTTGATGATATCACCACCGGTGAATTTATAGATATTGAAACTTACCAAACTGACGAGAATTCTATTCATAAATTATTAAGTATTTTATATCGTCCTATTGATGGTAAAATAGATAAGAATGGTAATTATAAAATTAAACCTTATGAAGGTACGAAAAATAGTGATGTTTTTTTAAATGTTAGTGTTGAATTATATTTAGGGTGTATGGTTTTTTTTTACACTTTAGAAACCGAATTGGAACAACTTTTACCTATTTATTCAAAGAACAAGATGAAACTGAAGAAAAAGAAAATCCAATAAGTTTCGTGGGGGAAGAAGAATCTTTTGCTGAGGAATTTAGATGGTATAGTATGTTATATATAGCAGCTAAAGAAGATTTCTTAAAAATAAGTGAGGTGACTAAACAACCGGTATTAGAATTTTTAACCTTTATGAATTTTTATGTTAAAAAAACAGAATTAGATGCTAAACGAATCCAAAGAGTTACTAAAAACAATTACTAAAAATAATGTTTTAATAATAAAAATATATGAATAATTTTTATCAAGCAGTTAATTTAATTAAAGAACGAGTGGAAAATAACCCACTTGTTAATACGGTTATATTTGCTAGAACTGAAGAAAAAGACCTTTATAAGAAATCAATATTTCCAATAGTACATATTAACCCAATTGAGAATCCGTATAAAAACTCAAGTGTAAGATTATATACATTTGAAGTGGGGGTTTTTGAGCAAAGAAATATTAATAATGAAAATACTGAAACTAAATTTGAAGGTAATGATAATGTTTTGGATAATCTAAATGTTTGTGACGCCATTTTAAATGATTTGGTAACCTATTTAGAAACACAAAATAATAATGATAATATTTTTTTAGATTCAGTATCATCTGCATCCCCCCTTATATTCAAAGATTATAATATTTTGGATGGATGGGTTATCAGAATAACTTTAATGACCCCAAATAATGTAATAAGTGTATGTTAGGTCGTAATCAACACAGAACTATTGAAGAATTTTTCACAAGATATACTAGTGAGTTAATCAACCGAGTTCCATTAAGTAGTGGAGCGTTGGCTGACTCAATAGATTATATTGTTAATGAAGAAGATAACGGTGGTGTATCAATAGATTTAACGATGTTATATTATGGTAAATATATTGATAAAGGGGTTAATGGATGGTCCAAAAGTTGGGGGAGTCCATATAGTTATAAAACAAAGATGCCACCCCCATCATCATTAGATAAATGGATAGTTAAAAAAGGTATTGCTCCAAGGAATAATGGTAAATTCACAAGTAGAAAATCATTACAATTTGCAATAGCTAATAGTATCTTCAAGAATGGTATTAGACCTACACTATTTTTATCAAGAGATTATGATGTTAAAATGGACGAATTCGCTGAAATATTTACAGAAGCAGTATGGAATGATTTTGCTGATGATATGAATAAAAATAACAACAAAGATATAAATTTATAAAAATGAGTTTAATAGCAAAAATAACTTTTTTAGGACCAGCACAAAGTGGTTCAACCTTAATTTTCTCTTGGACGGGGGTTAGTGGGTCAATAGTTACCGCAACTGAAACTTTTAAACCGACAAGAACAACTAATTATGAAACAACTATCGGTACCGGTTTAACTGATTCGGCACAATATCTATTTTCAGCTTTAACTACGGATTATGGGGGTAATTTTAATTTATCCGTATCCGGTAACAGTGTTTATGTTAGTTCAAAGAATACTTCTAATCCTATGTCGGCAGAAACGAATTCTACAAATATATTAATAAATGATATCGGTTTAATTAATGATTTATTATGTAGAAGTTCTGAATTATTTATTGCTGAGGATAATTCTATTTATAGTGATAGTTTAAAATATACGATATATAATGTAATTGGGGAAAATAATTATTTTGATGATTATGAATCTTTTTATATTTATGATGGTTCAAAAACAAAATTAATCCCGAGTCAAAATAATATTTGGTTTAATATTTCAAATTTAATAAATGATGGATTTAATAGTGATGTTAATTTTTATGTTGATTCATCAAATACCGGTGTTGAATATTTAAGACCTAATGAAGCAAAATGGGTGGTTATTAAATATGATAATTATTATGATGGTGATATAGTCCAAGAAAGATATAAAATATATTTTTGTATGGATGGGTTTATTAATAATAATGAAACACAATCAATCCCTAATATTTTATTAACAAATACTCAAAATAAACAAATCTCAAGTATTTCTAATGAGAGAATTTATTTCAAGTATAAAGATATTTCAGGTATAACGGTAACCTCATCAGTTAGTAACTCCGGAACAACCTATTCGGCTTTAACTTACGATGAAAGAGCTTACACTTATGTTAATTCATTAAGAATTATTCAACCCCCACATATTGGGGCTGAGTGGATTAAAGTTGATATTGGTTTTAATAATGGACCAACTCAAAGTGTTACTTATAATATTATTGAAGATTGTAAATACACTAAATACGATTTAATCTTTAAGAACAAATGGGGAGTATTGGAAACACTACCGGTTAATAAAAAATATTCAAAGATAATTAAAGTTGAAAGTACTGAATATTTAAAATCAATTGTTGATATTGATGGTAATTTTAATATTTCTAATCACACAAATACACAATACAATACAACCGGGGAGGAAGAGATAACGTTAAATACACCATTCTTATCACAATTAATGAATGATACTATTAAAGAAGTTATGTTAAGTAATGAAATTTATTTATTTGATAGTGATACAAATGACGTTATCCCGGTATTGAAATTAGATGAATCTTTGTCTTATAAAACACAATTAAATGATAAGTTAATACAATATACCATAAAAGTAAAAACATCTCACAAATCAATTAAAAACATCATATAATGAAAGTAAAAATTTATGTAAATAACCAATTATTGGATTTATTCAAAGACGAAAGTGTAAATTATACAACAAAGTTATCGGATATAGAGAAATTATCTAACGTCTTTAATGACTTTACGGATAGTTTTACTGTTCCGGCAACTCCCAATAATAATTTAATTTTCAAACACTATTTTGATGTTGATATTGATAATACCTTTAATGCTAATATTAGAGTTAATGGTTATATTGAGATAGACGATTTACCATTTAGAGTTGGAAAAATACAATTAGAGGGTGTTAAATTAAAATCTAATATTATTGATAGTTATAAAATCACTTTTTATGGTTCAGTAATCCAATTAACTGAACTATTTGGTGAGGATACTATAGATAAATTGGATTATGTTAAAGTAGATAATACTTATGTTAAAACATATTCCGGATTATCTCAATTTGACTTTGCTTATGAGGGGGGTAACATAATTCAAACAATTAGTAATCCGGCCTTTTTGAACGGACACATCATCACCCCATTAATTTCTTATACAGATAGAGATTGGAATTATGGTACCGGTGATTCAACTGATATCTCAACAAATTCGGGTGCTATAGTTGAAAATGAATTAAGACCTGCTATTAGAGTTATTAAATTATTTGAAGCTATTGAAACTAAATATAATATTTTATTTGATAAAACCTTTTTAAATACCGGAGCCATAAGTAATTTATTTATGTGGTTAAATGGTAACACAAATGAATTTAATTTAGGTCAAGAAGTTCCTTTAGATATTATTAATGATTTTTCTTATGGTGATTCCCCATATCCGGGGTGGGTTGATACTAATTATCAATTTTTGGATTTAACTAATAATTATTTCCAAATGAATATCCCTGCCTTAGGTTCTACTGACTTTGAAAAGATAGAATTTTGGAATAGAATTATGATATATGATTTATCAGATGTTGATACCACTTTTAAAGTTATTGTTAGGGATTATGATACTAATGAAATAGTTGCAGAATCAGACGAAAGAACCGGAAACGATACAACATCAGACACTTCTATTTTTATTAAATTTTTTCAAAGAAATATTAATTATTCAAGAAGATTAAAATATTCTATTAGAACAAGTAAAAATAGTACTTTTAAATTTAGAATTATTGCTAATATGTTTATAACCCCTATTGTTGGAGGTCCTGCTTATACTGATAGAGTTGGTAACTCGTTACCAAATACTCAATCAGTGACATCTATATTTAATATTGGGGATAATTTACCAAAAATGAAAGTTATTGATTTTATCCAAGGGTTAATGAAGATGTTTAAAATGATAATTAGACCAATTACTCAAAACACTTTTTATATAGACACTTTAAATAATTATTATTTAAAAGGTAAAACAATAAATATATCCCAATATATCAATAATGATGAAATATCTATTGATAGACCGGTTATTTATAAAACAATATCATTTAATTATCAAAAAACTGAAAATGTATTGGGGGCAACATTTAGAAGAAATAATGACCCTAATGATAAAATTGGTTATGGTGATTTAAGCACTGAATATGATGAAATAGATTCAAAAGATGAATTAAAAGTGGAATTACCGTTTGAGAATATGATGTTTGAACGATTATCAGTACAACAACCATCATTAAATGCTGGTAATACAACAAATATTATTATAGGTCAATCTATTAGTAAAAATAGTGATAACACTTATTCAAGAAATTCATCTAAACCTATTTTATTTTATGATAATGGATTATCTAATAATGTTGATTTTCCATTTAAATTTAAATTTGGTGCGGTAATAATTACGGTATATTATTGTCATATTATTAATAATTCAGATAATGAAATATTGGGACAAGTTAATAACTCAATAAATTGGGGGTCAGAGATAGACCCTTGGAATTTAACCGACCTTGATAAATCATTATATTTAAATTATTGGTCCAAGTGGATTAGTACTATTTATTCTTTAAAACAAAGAAAATTTACATACGATGCTATATTACCGACAAGAATTATTAATGATATCTCATTAAATTCAACATTAATTATCGGTAATCATAAATACAAAATTAATGACTATAAGGTAGATTTAACTAATGGTAAAACCAAATTTACGTTATTTAATGATATTGGTTTATGGGATTATATATTACCTCTAAATGATTTTAATTACGGTTCAAATATTTTCACCCCAAGTACAAGTTTTACAACTGATTATATTGATAATGGGAATTCTGTTTATGTTTATGGTAGTTTTACCGGATATAATGGGTCAAATTATGGTAGAATTATTAAAGTTTTAAAAAATGGTAGTATTGATAGTACTTTTAATTCAGGTTCCGGGTTTGATTCTAATTCATATAGATTTAATAGTATTAAGAAACAATCTGACGGTAAATTAATTGTTGGGGGAGATTTCACATCATATAGTGGAGTTTCAAGAAATAGAATCGTTAGATTAAATACTGATGGTTCTATTGATAATACTTTTACTGTTGGAACAGGTTTTAATTGGGTTACTTCAGGTATTGATGTGGATTCTAATGGTAAAATAATTGTTACCGGGTCATATTCTCAATATAGCGGTGTTTCAAGAAATAGAATCGTTAGATTAAATACTGATGGAAGTTTTGACACAACATTCACGGGTCTTACATCAGGATTTAATAATTCTACTTTTGCGGTGGTTGTTAATGATGATAATAGTATGTATGTGAGTGGTAATTTCTCAACTTATAATGGTGTATCTTCAAATAGATTGGTTAAATTAAATAGTTTTGGGGATATAGACACTTCATTTAATATTGGTACCGGTTTTACAGGTTCAAATATGGGTATTGAAAAAGGTGAAAATGGTTCTGTTTATGTATATGGTAATTTTACCACATATTCCGGAACAACAGGAACTACAACTCAAAATAGTAATAGATTAATTAAATTATTACCTAACGGTCAATTAGACCCCAACTTTTATACGTTTAGTGGATTTAGTACTGAAATTGTTAAAGTCAAAAAATTATATGATGATAATTTATTGGTGAAATTTAATACTCAAACAAATTATTATGGTAATAGTTCCGTAACGATGATTCTCAATAAAAACGGACAAGTATTAAGAACTTTACCAACTGAAAATAGTATGTATTATGCTATTGAGGATAGATATTATTGGGGATTAACTAATGGTGTTAATATTTATACCAAATTCAACTTATTGGATAGTAATTATATTGAATTTAACGCGTCATCAACTTATTATGATTTCCCGGATAGAAATATAATCAGTTTAGAGAAAGTTGATTTAGGATATGGTGTTGATTGGATAACAATTGTATCAACTATTAATGATACAACCCCCCATACTAATATTACAATTAAAGTGGGGGAGAAAGCATCATCAGTTGTGATACCTGATGTGTATTTACCAAGATATATGTTTTTAAGATATACAACCAATCAAAATTATACCGGATTAATTTTGATTAAACAAAACGGAATACAAGAAGTATAAACACCCCCAACATAATCTGTTTTTAAATAAAAAAAAGATGATAAGTAAATTAATTGTTATTATACAAACATACGAATTATATGGGGGTGAATGTATTGATATTGCTAATGGTAAATATCAATTGGCAAATACGACATCACTTAAAATAAAAAAATTAAAAAGAAAATTAAAACGAATTTATAATGGCGCAGGATATAAATACTAATATTAATATTAATACCAATACGGATGATGTTAATAAGGATTTTAAATCATTAAGAACTCAATTAAGAGAAGCCCAATTAGAAGTTGCAACTCTATCTGAAAAATTTGGGGCTACTTCCAAAGAAGCTGTTGAAGCGGCTAAAAGAGCGTCGGAATTAAAAGATACAATTGGGGACGCTAAAGGTTTAACAGACGCGTTTAATCCTGACGCTAAATTTAAAGCGTTGAGTTCTTCTTTAGCCGGTGTTGCCGGTGGTTTTGCGGCCGTTCAGGGTGGTATGGCATTATTTGGAACAGAAAGTGAAAAAGTAGAACAAACACTATTAAAAGTACAATCAGCGATGGCCCTATCCCAAGGATTACAAACAATTGGTGAGAGTATAGATTCTTTTAAACAATTAAAAGCTGTTGCTATTGATGCGTTTAATGGTATTAAAACAGCTATTGGTTCTAGTGGTATTGGTTTATTACTAATTGCTTTAGGTAGTGTTTATACTTATTGGGATGATATTAAAGAAGCTGTTGGAGGTGTTAGTGAAGAACAAAAAAACTTAAATAAATTAGCAGAAGATAATTTAAAAACAGAACAACAAAAATTATCAACAATAGGGGACCAAGATAATATTTTAAAACTTCAAGGTAAAAGTGAAAAGGAAATTTTAGAATCTAAAATAAGACAAACTGATGAAGTAATAAAAGCTACAGAATTATCTATTCAAAATGCCGAGATTACTTTAAGGTCACAAATAGAGGCTGAAATTAGAAATAAAAGAATATTAACCGGTTTATTAGAGGTAGTACAATTTGTTCCATTACAAATTTTAAATCTTGTTGATTTATTAGGTGAAGCTATTGGTAAAAATTTAAATTTAGCTAGTAGATTTAAAGATTTTGCTACAGGTTTTATATTTGACCCGGAACAAACTCGTAAAGAGGGGGAAGCTGCAATACAAGCTCAAAGAGATAGTTTAAATAAATTAAGAAATGAAAGAGCCGGTTTTCAACTTGCAATTAAAGATATTGACACTAAAAATAAAGAAGAACGAGAAAGATTAGCGAAAGAAAAATCTGATAGAATTTTAGAATCAAGAAGAGAATATTTACAAAAGGCGAAAGACCAACAAGAAGAGTTTAGTAAATTAGATGATGAAAGAAGAAAAAGAGAAGCTGACGCTGAAGAACTTAAAAAGAATGAAACTTTAAATAGATTAAAAGCTGAAGCCGGTGGATTAAATACGTTAAATGCTTATAAACAAAAATCATCTGAGGAAGAACAAATAAGAGAACAAGCGGTAGCTGATGCTAAAGTATCTATAGCACAAAATACAATTAGTTTAATTTCTGAGATTGCCGGTAAAGGAAGTAAAGTTGGTAAAGCATTAGCGTTAGCTCAAGCAACAATTAGTGGTATAGAGGGGGTACAAAATGCTTATACCACAGCCCAAAAATCACCGGTAACAATTACATTCCCGGCATATCCATTAGTACAAGCAGGTTTAGCAGGTGCATTTAGTTTATTACAACTTAAAAGAATTGCTAGTACTGACCCAACAGGTAAAAGTACTCCAAATTTAGGTGCCGGTGGTGGAGTTGGTGGTGGAGCCCCCCAAGCACAATTTAATATTGTCGGTGCTTCAAGTACTAATCAATTGGCATCAACAATTGGTTCTCAACAAAATAGACCTGTTGCTGCTTATGTTGTTGGTAGTGATGTTACTACACAACAATCGTTAGATAGAAATAGAATAAACAATTCCACATTTATTTAATTTATAACAAATTAATATAAGTGTGTTTTAATAAAAATATTTATATGGATAATTATAAAGTAATTTATTTACCTGATGAAGACACCGGTATATACGGAGTTTCAGTTGTAGATGACCCGGCCAATTCTATGGTGGGGGTTTTACCTAACAATATGATGTTTGTTACCCTATCAAAGGAACAAAAGGTTGAAGATGTTATATTATCTAATGAAGGTGAAAAAAGATTAATGACGGGGGTTGTATTAATTCCAAATCAAAAAATCTTAAGATACAATAAAGAAGAGAATAAACCTTTTAATCTTATTTTCGGTGAGGAAGAAATTAGGTTATTATCTCAAGATTTTATGAAGAATAATAATCATAAGAATTCAACGATTAACCATAATAAAGATATGTGGCTAACAGGAATTACCTTTGTTGAATCTTGGATTATTGAAGACCCAAATAATGATAAATCAAACGCCTTAGGTTTTAGAAAATTACCTAAAGGTACTTGGATGATGTCAGCTTATATTGAAAATGATGAATTATGGTCTTCTATTAAAAATGGAGATTTTAAAGGTTTTTCTATTGATAGTTATATTGCGTTTGAAAAAATAGATATGGCATCGGTTATTCCAAATAACCCGGATTCTCAAAGTGAAAATGATAATGATATTTTAATTACAAGATATAGATATTCCCCCCTATCAGTTTCAGAAAATTCAAGGGATTTTTGTATTAAGATGGTTAATGCTAATAATTTATATCGTAAGGAAGATATTATGGTTGCCAATTCAAATATTGTTAATCCCGGGTTCGGTCATAATGGTGAAAGTTATGATTTGTTTAAATATAAAGGTGGTGTTTATTGTAAGCATAGATTTGTTAGAGAAATATATTTAAGAAAAAATAATAAAAAGGGTGTATCGTTATTTGATGCGTTACAATATATAAAAGGTTTAACAAAAGAGCAAGCTAATAAAGTTAAATTTGATATTAATCCGGATGAGGTAGGTCAAATAGCTAATAGTTCTAACAATTATTGGAGATATGGTGACCTATCTAATATGTGTAATTGTCAATTGTCCTCAGAAGAGGTCCCTAATGAAGTTATAGATAATTTAATTTCAAAGGGTGTGTCTAAAATGGGGGATGAATGGGTTTTAATCCATACAAGTGAAGTTACAGACGAAAATTTAAAACAAGAGTTTAACGGAGAAGAAATAATCCAAACAATAAATAAACAAAAACAAATAAATATGAGTGTATTACAAAAATTAATTAAGATGTTTAGTGAAGAATCAGTTAGTTTAATGACTATTGAAATTCCTGAACTTGGTAAATTAACCGCAGATGCTTTTGAAGTTGATAATATTGTATTTCAAGATGTTGAAGGTGAAATGAAACCACTTGCTAACACAACTTTTGTATATGAAGATTATACATATACTACTGATGAAAATGGTAAAATTACCGAAAAAATGGAAGTTGTTGAAGAACCAACGATGGAAGAAGAAACTGAAGACCTAATGGAAGAAAAGACAGAAGATGTTGTTGAAGAACCAAGTGAGTTAGATAAATTAAAAGAAGAACTTGATAATTTAAAAAAACAACTTGAAATTATTACAAAAGAAAAAGATAGTGTTTTAATGGAAAATCAAGAGTTAAAAAAACAACCTAAAGAAACTAGGTTAAAAGCTAACTTATCAAATGTTCCATCACATAAAGAAAGTACTATGGAAGTTTTGGCGAGAATAGCTAAAAATAATAAATAAACAAAAAATAAATAAAAAAAAATGAGTTTAACAGTAAATGCAGGATATGCTGGAGCATTAGCAGGAGAAATCTTCGTTCAAGCATTCAAAAAAGCAGATACAATTTCAAAAGGTTGTATTACAGTATTACCAAATGTAATTGGTAGTGGTTTTTTACCTAAATTATCTTATACAGCGGGATTAGCAGCTTATTCTTGTGGTTTTTCAGCTACAGGTGATGTTACTTATACTGATAAAGAAGTTGAGGCTAAAAAATATAAAATAGAACACGAATTATGTAAAGATGAGTTCCACCAAACATTCCAAGCACAAGCTGCAGGATTATTCGGAGCTCAAAATGACATTCCTTCAACTATTCAAGAAGCTATCTTATTAGCTATGGTGAATAATATGGGGGCTATCGTTGATACTCAAATTTGGCAAGGTAACGGTACTTCAGCACAATTTAATGGTTTATTAAAACAATTTACTGCTGATACTGAAGTTATTGATGTTTCAGGTACTACTGTAACTAAAGCTAACGTTATTGCTGAATTAGATAAAGTATATAATGCTTTACCGGATGAAATTGAAGGTGATGAGGATGTTGTATTTGTAGCGTCTAAAAACGTAACAAAAGCTTACAAACAAGCTATTGCAGCTTTATACGGTCAAACACCTAATGGTGATAAAGAATTAGATTATTTAGGTGTTCGTTTAGAATCAATCGGTGGATTACCAAGTAATACTATCGTTGCTTATAGAGTTAAAAATGTTGGATTTGTAACAGGTTTAGAATCTGATATGAATAGTGTATCTGTTAAAGATATGGACGAATCTGATTTATCAGGTAACATCAGAACTAAAATTGTATTTACCGGTGGTGTTGGTTACTCATTCGGTGCTGAAATTGTATATTACAGACCGTAATTACAAACTATAAAATAACCCCCATTTCAAAGTGGGGGTTTAAATAATAAAGAAATTAATAAATAAATATAATATGAGTTGTGATATTTCAAGAGGTAAAACATCTTTAGCTTGTAAAAATACTATTTCAGGTATTAAAGCAATCTATATGGCGAATTACGACGATTATTCATTTACAACTGAATCAACAGCATCCGGACATACTTTAACAGGTTTAGGTGATTTATCAGTTGTGTATAAATATGAGTTGAAAAACGCAGGTAATACATTCGACCAAAATATTAATTCAAATAGAGATAACGGAACGACTTTATTTGAGCAAGTTTTAAATTTTGTTTTAACAAAAGTTACAAAAGAAATGGAATTCCAAATCAAGATGATGGCTTGGGGAAGACCACAAATTTTTGTTGAAATGAATACCGGTCAAGTATTTTTAATGGGTAAAGACCACGGTTGTGAGATTAGTGGTAAATCAGGTGTTGGTGGAACTTTAGATTCGTTAAATGGTTATACATTAACTGCTACAGGAACAGAACAAGAACCAATTTTTTATTTAAATGATGCTATGGTTACTGCTTTAAAAGCGTTAGTGTCCGGTACTAACATTACTGAATAATAAATAGATTAAAATAATAATTAAACCCCTCCTTTACCGGTGGGGTTTTTTATGGAACAAAATTAATAAATAATGTTTTTATAAAAAAGATAAAATGAAGATTATTAATATTAATGAGAATTCAAGTGGATTAACAGTTGATAATACATCTATTACGGTAGATAATACATCTATAACAGTAGATATGACTAATATGTCAGATTCAAATATTTTCTCAATTAAAATTACCCCTCGTTTTTATACTGATGAGGTTAAATTAAGAATTAAAAATGAAATGACCGAAGTTGTAACTAATCAAGAGTGTAGTGCAACAACTTTAAATGGGTTTATGACAATTACTTTTAATTTATATGATGTAAAAGATGGTAATAGTTATGAATTTGAAGTATCGGATACTTCAGATGTTTTAATGTGGAGGGGAAATGTGTATGCCACTAATCAAACTGACTTACAAGATTTTAAATTAAATCGTCCTAATAATAGAAATATAATTAAATTATAATATGAAAGATAATAAAAAAAGTAATAAAATTAAAATCTCATCAATAGAGTTAAATAATTATGTAAAACCTGACCCACATACTTTAGTGGTACAATCTAATAGATTTGTGACAAATGGTACTGATAATGATTATTTTTATTATGTTGAGAATAGATATTTAGGGTCCCCAACTAATCAAGCAATTATTGATAACTATGCCAATTACATATTGGGGGATGGTTTATATGATGAAACCGGTAATATTAATCTTGAAGATATTTTAGATGAGGAAGATTTAAGAATGGCAATCACCGATTTCAAATTACACGGTGCTTGTGTGTTTCAAGTGGTATATGGTAAAGGTAAAGAAAAAGTAATTTCAAAATTATATTATCTTCCAACAAAAACTATTGCTATTTACAAACAAGCTGATATTACAGATGAGATAGAAAAATATTGGTATTGTTTTGATTGGAAAAATAAAACAAAATTTAAACCATATACTGTACCGGCATTTGGATATGGTGAGGATAACGAAAGTGAAATTTTATATATTAAAAGACAATCACCACAACCTTTATTTGCATTACCTGATTATCAATCCGGATTACAATATTGTGAAGTTGAAGAAGAACTGTCAAATTATTATAATAACCACATTAAAAATAACTTTTCTGCTGGTAAAATTATTAATGTTAATCAGGGAGAATCAGAATCTGATGAAGCGGAAGAAGAAGCAGAAAAGGCTATCTTATCTAAAGTTAAAGGTACGAGTAATGCCGGGAATATTATTGTTTCATTCAACGCTAATAAAGATAATGAAACAACAGTAACTAATATTGAGATTACTGATGCTTACCAACAATTTGAAACTTTATCAAAAGAATCAAGAGAAAAGATTATGTTATCACATAAAGTTAATGACCCCTCTTTATTTGGGTTACCGTTACCAAGTGGTTTTAGTTCTGTTGCAGAACAAATGGTACAATCATTAAAAATCTTATATCGTTCTCAAATTAATCCGATGAGAAAAATAATTACAAAGGGATTAGAAAATGTTTTAAAATTAAATAATCCAAGTATTAAATTAAAATTTAAGGATTATGAAGAATTAAAGGTTCAACAACAACCTCAACAAACTCAAATGATGAGTTCTGAGAGAGTTTCTTTTGATTTTGATGATACACTAACAACAGATAAAGGATTGTCTTTATTTGAGGATTATTTACGTAAAAATTATGAGGTATATATAATTTCAGCTAGATATGATTTTGATGGTGAATTAAAAAAGTTTGCTGATAAATATAAAATACCTTATGATAGAATATTTACAACCGGTGATAATAAATCAAAAATAATTAAAGTTTATGAGTTAGGTATTACTACTCACTTTGATAACAACCCGGATGTTATTAACAAATTACCTAATATTGGAAAATTAATATAATATGGCAGAAACAATAATTTTAATCGGTGGTGATGAAATCACTAAAAATACCATAATGGGTGGTAATATAGATAAAGATAGATATATTCCGTGTATTAAGGCTTGCCAAAATACTATGATTAAACCTCTTTTAGGTAAAGAATTATATGATAAATTATGTTCTGATTATGAGAATGGAACTCTAACCGGGATTTATTTAGAATTATATGATGATTATGTAAAAGAATTGGTTATCCACGGAAGTTCTATGTTATATCTTACAGTTGGGGCTTATAATGTTGGAAATAACGGTATTGTTAAAATGAAATCTGAAACTGCTGAAGCGGTTACTAAAAATGAGGTGGATTTTTTAGTTCAAAGTGCTAAAAGATTATACGAACACTATGAAAGAGATTTTCTTAAATGGATAAAAACTCAAGATATTCAAGAATACCCTAAATATGATTCCTCACGATTATCAAATAGAATTAAAGTTGGGGGTTGGTTATTAAAAAGACAAAATGATTGTTAATATGGATAGTAATAAAAAGAAAAACGAATATACTATTAAAAAAAAACATATTGTTATGTTAAATAAATTATATGAAAAAATAAAAAAAGAAGAAAATGAGCAGAAAAGTAATAAATAATACACCGATTAATAGTGGTTTAGGTGATAATTTGAAGATTGCCTTTGATAAAGTTAATGAAATGACTGAAGAAATTTATTCGTTATTATCTCAATTACAATTAGCGTCGGGTAATACTGTAACAAACACTTCTGAATTAGTTAATGATGGTGAGTCAGGTTCCCCCTTTTTAACTTTGGAAACTACCCCAACTACTTGGCAAATTTCAAATATTAGTGGTTTAACATTTCAATTAACATCAATTACCGAAGAACTTAATAGTATTTCAAGTACTTTATCATCTAATGGGGAGGATATTTCGTCATTATTTGATAGTATTAATACAATAAATGGTACAATACAAAGTATTTTATCAACAATTTTATCACAAAATAATACGATATCTCAAATTAATTTAGATATTGTTAGTATTAAAGAAAGATTAAACATTTTAGAAAGTTAAGATATGTCTTTACAAAATATTATAAATACCCCAAGTAATAGTGGATTAGGGGATAGTTTGAAGATTGCCTTTGATAAAGTTAATTTTAATTTTAACTACTTATTAGACAACTTCTCGGGTTATACCGAACTATCTTACTTTAATGATGAGATAATCCAACTACAATCAGATATTAACGAAATCGGTAATAGTTTATCCGGTTATTCGTTAGTTAATCACACACATACAATTAATCAAATTACTAATTTACAAAATGAATTAAATAATTTGGTTAAAATTTCTGCATATACAAGTGATATATTAGTAATCAATAATACTTTAATTACCATTAATGATAATATTAATGATATTATTACAATACTTGATACTAAATTATCTGACGCCCCATTTTCCGGGATTACTTATGGTAGAAAAGACGGTCAGTGGGTCCAAATAAGTGGCGGTACTTCAGATTTATCCGGATATGTTCCTTTTACCGGAGGTACTGTTTCAGGAGCAACCAACTTTACAGGTGGTTTAACCGCTAACACTATATCGGCAACAACATATCAAAATTTACCACCTATTAGTTTAGATGGGTTATCAGA